TACGTTTTCTACTGTTCCTGCATTTCCTCCGTTAAAAATAGCTACTCCTTGTGCGGAATTAAAGCTATCATCATTTAAATTCATGTTCATCTTTTTGAATTAATTTTTAATAAATAAATAAATAAAAGTAGGTTAAGCCTACCACTCATCCGTTACTGTTTCCTCTACTTCTTCTAGATTCTGCGTGCTGCTTATTACAGGTTCTAAAAGAACAGGTTCTTCTTCTTCCTCTACTATAGGAATATTTAATTCTTCTTCTGTATTAATTTCTTCTATTGTAGTATCTACTGTTGTAGTATTTGCTACTTTAAAATAAGGTTCTCCTTCTACTGATTCTATGTGCAAATAGTTTTCTACAGAAGTATCTAATTTTAATGTATAAGCAATAAACTCATATGTCTTTTTATCAGAAAAAGAAAATGACTTATTAACTTTAAAGAACTTCATGCTCTCATTTTCTGTCAAAGAAGCTACTAATACAATCTCACTTGTAGTAGTGTCTCTACCGAAAGTTACAAATGATTGTTTTCCATCTTCAGGTTTAACTAATCTTAAACTGTCTACAGCAGCTTTATTAAAAGTTAGTTTACGGCCTGAACCTTTTCCTGCAAAAGCAGACATTGTTACTACTGGAGTCAAAAACTTCTCCATCTTTGTTGCACGTTGTGCAGGTACTCCCCAATCAATTCCCATCTTGTTTAAGTTTTAAGGGTTAATAATACAAATTAATAATACTCGTTGATAGCCTTGTCTACGATAGTCAAATCGTTAGCGATATGTTCTTCTTCAAACATTTCCATAGGCGTTTTACAAGTGTCAGAACCATTAGTAGTTGTTCTAAATATGTGGTTGTTAGGCTCTCCTGGAGCACGTTTAACTTCACAATACAGAACTATAGAACTAAAGCTCTCAGGTACAAATCTTTCAAGCTGCTTACCTTGTACAGCTACTCTTTCTACTCCAAATCCTGAATCGTCATAGTGAACTTCAGGATGTGCAAATAGATAAACATGTAAATCATCTCTAACTCTATCGTTAATGATGTTCATTAAGTCATACATACCGCCTGAAAATTTACCCCACTTCTCGAAACCTTTAGACGCTCTAAATGTTTTACTCATAACATGGTCTGTCATAATTCTAGACCAAGTATCAATAACAAAGGTTTTAATCTCAGGTTTGGATTTGTGGACATCTTTCAATGCTTCAATGACTTCATCTATATTAGATGATTTTTTATAATTGCCTTTCTCTTCAGAATATTTGTCTTCAAACTTCTTAAAAGGCAAAGGTTTTTGATCCGTGTTCATAATAAATGTACTACTTGGATCTAGGTTTCGTAATGAGGTAGATTTCCCCATACCAGATTTACCTACAATAAACACTAATTTTCCCATACTTCTTGTTATTTTTTTGGATAATAAATATACTAATTTTTTAACTATTTAGCAAGCATTTGATGCTTGATTTCTACACTCTTTTTCTTCCGCTTTCCCCAGTATTTACCACGTAAATAGGGGAAATCTTCTTGCGTTTTTCTAGACGCTCTAGCTATAGAATCTACATAAGGAATCTTACGATTACTCATGTCTTTTAAGAACTGTTTTGCGGAAGTATTTACATCATAATGGATGTGTTTTAGATACTTGTAATACAGTAACTCATTAGAATCTCTACATCTAGGAGAGTTAATCAAAGTTAACTTGACCCATTCTTTAAAATCTGCTATCATACAATTTTGTTTTTGTTTAAAATGTCTTCTAATAATTTAGGGTTAGCTTTTATATCAGAAGCTTTAGGAAGTTCTTCAAACTTACCTACAGCTCCTTGAAAATGAAAACCCATAGATAAACTGTCCATACCGTCACGATTCTTTAAAATATGGCCTGAACGGTAACTTCTTCTAAGAGGAAAATTTCCTTCTAAAATAGGATAACCACGATGTTCTGCTATACCGTAACGAAATGGATTAAACAAAGCTATAACTGTGTTAGCATCTTCTTGTGTAGCACCTGTGTCTTTAAAGTCAGATAGTTGAGGTTCTACAGAATCTTGTTTCTTACGATCCATTCCTTCTATTCCTCTATTAAACTGACTAACCACTACAGGGCTAAATTTAAACGTATTCCTAAAAAATACTAGCATTTTAGAAGCTCTATCCATAGCTTCTTTTTTACTAGAATCTTTTTTATTTTTATCAATTAAACTAATGTGATCTATAATGATCAAAGTAATTAGATTAGGGTCATTAGGAGTATACTGAGTAACAATATTGTGCTCATTTCTCTCCACTTTGCCTCTACTTTCAGCGTATTTCATAACATCACTGTACAAGTAGTCAGGACTAAGACTGTTTCTGAAAAACAATACCTCATCTTGCATCACATTAAAGTACTCTTGATAAGTAGGAATAAGTTTCTGTACTTCTCTCGGTAGTTTGTGTATTCCTCTGCTAAAGATTTCGTTTACATTAGTTAGAATTCCATGGTCTTCCCATATTTTTCTAGAAATGAATTTTGCAATCTTAACAACAGGATCAATCTCTAACGAGTAATAAATAATCTCTAGAGAGTTAAAAGGGTCTTTCTGTGATCTTAAATGATCATAAGGATTAAACACATAAGCTTCGTCAACAATAGCAGTTTTACCTGTACCAGTTGCACCGCCCCATGTGTCATATCTTCCTTGTTGTACACCTGCAATATATTTATTTAATCTATTGAAGCCCATAGGTAAACCTACATTCAGTCCTTTAACACCTCTATCAATCTCTACTTGTAATTCTTCCCATACTTTTCTTTTTCCCATATTAAATTGAATCTACATGATCACTGCCTTTTTCAGTAGCAAATCTTGTTATAAATACTTCCCAGCTCTCCCACTTAGCATTGTTAATTACTACCTCTAAAGAAGGTAGAAACTGTAATTGTGCGGCTATCTTTTGTCTTCTAACAAAAGCTTTAGTAGCTTCTACTGCTAATTCATGTTCTTTTTTAGAAGTAATTTTTGTTAAGTATTTTTTCTCTATTCTTTTACCTTCTACAGTATCAGAACTTCTAGGACGTAATATCCTATTACCTACTTTCATAGGGTACTCATTAAAAAAATCTAAAAAATTAATGTCATCAGAGCGTATGTCTAATAACTTAGCAACATTTTTAACACTAATAACAGTATCTGTTATCTTACTTTTATGAGAGTTGTCATCTAAAATGTATTTAGTTCCTATCAAAGAGTTTCTAGTAGAAACAGCTTCTGCATAACTAAACACCTTTTTAATGACATCCCAGTCTTTAAAATATATCAAGTGTAATAACGCAAATTGATTAGGATTAAGTTTATTTCTAGAAAGTTTACTAAAATTTAAATCCATATTCAATTTTTTAAATTAATAATTTTAACTGCTCTGTCTTAGTTAAGTTTACAAATCCTTTTAAACTAAGATTAGTTATGAGTGAAGGATCTACTCCTCTCATTCTTTTTTCTAACCACTTTTCTTCTTGCGTATTAGGACTATACAGGTTAACAAATATAGCTTCCTTACCTGGCACATGTCTTACGACTCTACCTAGTTGTTGTATAAATGTTAAAGCCGTAGAATTACTACCTGCTACAATGCCAATAGAGCATTCAGGAACATCTAGACCCTCGTTGAGAGCCTTACATGTGTTAATAATTCTTACTTTAGTACGTTTGTCTTTAAATGTTTTCATTACGATATCTTGATTTTTCTTAGTAAGTTTACTATGAAAAGTCAAAGATACACTCCCCAATACATCTTGCAGTGAATCTGCAAAGTTAGTATTAGCACTAAAGGTAAGGCCATTTCTGTCAGGAAACAAGTCTACAATAGTTTTTACTGCAGATATTTTGTTAAAGTTATTAAGACATATCTTTTTTCTACTACGCATAGAATTGTAGTAAGCCGCAGCTTTACCTCTTTCTACATTATCATCAGAAGAAATCCATTCTTGAGCAGTTTTAAATGCTTCCATTCCTCTACCCATTTGCATAGCATAGAACCTAAAACTAGCATCTGCTTTTTTATAAGCGGCTAGTTCATCAGGCGGAAGATCTACCGATACATTGTAAATTTTGTAAGGCGATATCCAGCTATGTTTTAAAGCATCTTCTATAGTAATAGTGTCAAACACTTTCATGTGCTCTAGTATTATATCATGAAGACCGTCTTCTCTTTCTAACGTAGCAGTAAGGCCTAAAATATACTTATAAGCAGTTCTATTAAATATTTCTTTAAAAGTTTCTGCAGCATATCTATGAACCTCGTCTAATATAAGTAGATCACAATCATGATGTAACTTTACAGCAGAATTAATAACATAAACATCTGCTATTTTAATCTTATGTTTTTTTAGTTCTGTTTCCCATTGTTTTTTAAGAGTAATTGTAGGCACTACTACAACAACAGAACTAATACCTTTACGTTTAACCATTCCTGCAATAGCACGTATAGCAGTATATGTTTTACCGAATCCTGTAGGATACTGAGCTATGCCTCTAAAAGAAGCTAGACTCCATTTACGTAGACCTAGTATTTGTCTGTCGTCTCTAGTCATAATTAAATAATTTTATTAATGTTACTAAATATAAAAACTCTAGCAGCTCCACCCATAGTGCCCATTCTAATGCTATTCATATAGTGAGCTAATTTTTCAAATTCTGCTTTGTTTAACTGCATTGTAACAGGTCTTTTTCTAGCATAATCTTCTTGTTTATCTCTATTTTTTTGATTAAAATCAGGAACGTAACTAGAAAACTTTTCTCTAACCTCTGTAGTATGTTCCATATAATTTAGATCATTTTGTAAATTATAAGCCATATCTTTAGAATGATTTACAGAAGTTCTGTCCATTCTAAATAATACAGCTACTTGTTCTTCTGTCCAATAAAACTTATAAAGTAATATGTTTATTAGAAAATTTCTAGGATCAACATACTTTCTTTTTCTGCTTTTTTGACTTAAAATAGTTGATACAAAATCTATTATATCTTTTTCTATAAAATCTTCAGTTTCTTCCATAATATTCGTTTACTTTTTCATCTTTATAATTGTCAGCCTCGTGCTCAATTCTTTTAACAAGTTCTCTACTAAGATTTAAATGTTTTATATCTGTATTTTCTATAGTTATAGAAGCTACTTTTAAATCAAATATTGTTGTAGGACTACTGTCTTCATGATACATTTCATCATAATAATCTTTTTCTAATTCTATTGTTGCATGTACTTCTCCAAAAAGATAACTTATTGTTATTTCTTCTCCTGAACGTGATACATCACAATCTTCTACAGTAACTTCTCCTTCAAAAGGAATTTCGTTTAGATGATATGATAAATTTTTACCAGCATTAGCGTTTCTTTCTGCACAACAAAGTGTAGCATAGTCCCAATCTGCAAATACTCTTTTTACAACACTGATAGGATATTTAAAATTACTGTCTGTTTGTGATAATACTATTACTTGATTCATAATAAATGTTTTAAATAAAAAATCCCTGCTGTAATTAGCAAGGATTTAGTGGCGAAATATTTCAGTATCTACCATTAAGTTAATTCTCAAGGCATCTCCACACCTTATTAAGCTCACACCGTTTTAAGCTCCACAAGAAAGACATTCGTCATCATCATCTAATTCAGGATGATCAACAATCTCAGGTTTTAAAATCTTTTTTAACTCATAGATATTCTGTTGTATTTCCATATCAGAAAACAGATCTCCAGTTAAATCATTCTTTAACTCCTTTATTCTTTCTTTTATTTCTTCTTCACTCATCTTTTATATTGTCTATATAGTTCTTAGCTTTTTCTAAACTATCTAAACCAGAATCATTTTTAGACTCCCATTCTTCATCTACAATAAAATATTGCTCAAAATGAGGTTCGTAAATTACTTCTATTCCTTTGTATTTTAAAAAGACTGACATTTGTATTATTTAAAAGATGTATCTGATAGTGTTTAAATTAAAGTACTGTGAATATAATACTTTAAATTCATTTATACGCCTCTTTTTATGTTTAAGAGGGTATCTCATCACTCCAGAATTGTTTTTGATTTCGTTACTAAAACGCATAAGTTCTTTAGCAGCAACAGTACTTTTAGCCATTTGATTAGCATGATTAGTCAACGCAATTACCTCGCATTTATTCTCTCCTGCATGTTCTACAACTTCTTCAAATAATTGTTTGTAGTATTCTTGCCATCCAGGATAAAAAATAAGAGGAGAGTAGTTTATATGTACTTCCCATCCTAAATCTTTTAGTCTCTGTATGTCTTTAATTCTACTGCTTATATCTTGCATTTTAGGTTCTAATACATCAGAATAAATCTGAGGCATTACAGACACACGTACTCTAGGTTTCTTGTTAAAATGATTTACATCAAGTTTTAACAATCCTGAGTATTTAGTAGCCATTGTAGTATTAAGTTGAGAATGATCATCATATAGTTTAAGATAATCGTGAAGTCCGTTATGTATAAACTTTTGCATTAAGACTAAGTCTGAATTACAAGCTATGTCTACCATAGTATATTTAGGATCTTGTTGATCAGGAAATTTATCATAACTTTTTTCCCACTCTACAACAGAATTAAATATTTCTTCAACGTTTTGATTTACAAAGACTCTGTCTCCATTATATCTAGACATATAACAATAAGTGTTTACACAGCCACCAAAACATCCGTAGATAAGATTTGGAGCTATGCAATTTGCACTATTGTTATTAGGTTTAGTTACTAGAGTTTTAGTTTTTTGATACTTTACCATATTGTGTATAGTAATGTGGATATAAAACCACCTAAAAGAAATCCTACTAGCATGTAATCATACATAGTTCTTTCTTTTTTTCTTTTAGTAAAAGGTCTATACTTACCTTTCATCCAATACCATTCGTTTCCGCTCATCTTCTTTGTTTTAGTTTAATCTACTATATTACCTTGATAAAACTCTCCCATAGTTTGGGAACGCTTTATTTTAGTATTAGTACAATACATATCTCTACCATATTTACCTTCACCAACTTGTACCCAATCATACTTTTTAGTATCATTTATATCAGGTATATCTTGATATCTAGTTAGTGGTATTTTTTTAATCTCATCTGTTAGTGGGTGTTTTACTTGCCCCTTAAAATTATGTACACTCATCTTCTTTGTTTTGGTTTATAAACAATCTCCTTGACTAACTCCAGGGGTATTATCCCACTCATAAGTATAAGTGTAACCATAACATACATTTGTTGTTGTGTAGTTACCAAACTGATATATTCCACCTGGACCATTAAACGTTATTATTTGTGTGACCTCATTGCAAGTGCAATCTAATTCAGGTTCTGTTTGCTCATCTTCTTTATTACATGACATAAGAATTAAAAATAATGATGCCAGTA